GTAAAAGTGTGCTCGGGCTTCCTCGGCCATCATCTGCTCGTAGTCCCCGGTGCCGGTGATGGGGGCGCCACAGTCCCCGAAGTTGCGGGCCACGTGCTGCTCCGGCTCCCATTCGTACTGGCCGTCCAGGTACTCGTAATACTGCTCCGAGGTGAGGACGTAATCGCCCTCGAACAGCTGGTCGGCGGTCCCATACGCCCACGCCGTGTTGCTGATTCGCTGGAAGATGTGGTCTTCCGTTTCGAACAGGCTGATGCTCGGCTTACGGTGCTTCACGGCGGTCTCCTCGGGGGCGGTGTCCGGGACTTGATATATCTACCCTAGCAGATCGGGGGAGGATTGCAAGCCTCCCCCGATGCGTTAGTTGCCCCGGCGCCGAAACTCCACCAGGAGCTTGCGGGTCTTCGTCTGGATCATGAACCCGTTGACGTCCTTGATGCCGTGGGCCTCCTCCATGAGCAGTGGCCCGCCGGTCTTGCTGGCGCGGAACACCGTGAACGGTCCGTAGATGCTGCCGGGGCGGGTCTTGCGTTCCCAGCGGATGATCGGTCGCTTCGTCATAGATCTACCCTAGCAGGGAAGTGCTAGGACTCCCCCTCGTTTGGTGCTAGAGTGCGTACCGCAGGCCGCGACCGGACTTATCTGCGGGGAAGCCTGCAACAAACCCGCTCGTCTGCCCTGGGAAACCTTGGCCCCCGAGAACAGTCGGTGCGTTAGCCGAGCGGGTTTCAGCGTGATCCGGGTCTGGCGTAACTCACCCGGATTGGACAGGACCAGCGCGAAGCCCAGATACAACAGCGCTGACTCCGTTACTCCTTCCCGATCACACGAGCTGTCTGGTCGGGAAGGTATGCGGTACAGGGGTGACCTGGCTTCGGCTAGGCTGTACCGCAGTGTTCGCCGGGATCAAGCCGGGCGCGGGTAACCGCAATCCCTCCCGCAATCGACGGTCCGCTCAGGGGCCTATCAGCGAAGCGGGGCAGAGGCTCCCGGGAACACACAGCCTTGAGCCCCCGCTCTCCTAGTGAGAGCGGGGGCTCTTGTGCGTGGGCACCACCCCGCGCGCGGCTGTGTCGGACCCGACCAACACACTCCAAATCAACTGCAACAGTGCTGACCCTACTACGGTCCGAGACAGCAGAACGCCCGCTCCCCCAGGTCTGGGAAGGGAGCGGGCATTTGCACCTTTGGTCCGGCCGCGTCGCCGCTTGAAGCGGCTTGGCGGGACCGCGCCGGTGATGCGCTGCATCTACCCTAGCACTTACAGCTGCGGGGTGTGGACCGTTCCCCCGAACGACGGCATCGCCACCGTGCGAATGATCTCCGGCATGAGTTCGGGAACGCGGCGCCGCTGGTCCTCCGACAACCCGAGCGCATCGATCATCCGCTCCAGGATGCTGAACATCGCGTCAGCCTGCTGTTCCTGCAACGAAAGCTGCCGCTCCTCCACGCCGATCGTGTGACAGAGCTTGATAGCTTCCCGCAGCTCCCGCCGCTCCTGCATCCACAGGTCCAGCCACGCCGCCTCATGCGAGGGCATGGACTGGAGCGCGCCCTTGTCATCGAAGTTGTTCTCAGTCAGCGGGAGCAAGTTCGGGGCCCACTGCGCCATCTGAGACTCGATCCAGCGGACCATCGCCAGAGACCGCCGGAACGCCTCGATGGCTGCCTCGGTCGGCGTGATGTCCTCGGGCACATCGAACCCACCACCGAAGGCGTTCTCGTCCAGGATGCGGCGGCGTAGCTGCATCGCCTGCGTACGGGCCACCACTTGTTCTCTGGAGGGGCGCCCCGGGCGGGGAGAATCGCCACCTAACTTAGGGCTCATCTGATCATTCTCCTTCTGCGAACGGCTTGCCGTCCACCTTCATGGGGACACCTCCGTTGATGTAGCCGAAGTAGTCGCGCCACAAGTCCACGCCTGCCTTCTTGACCAGGTACGAGAACTCTTCTTCCAGGTCTGCCGGGATCAGGTTGATTGCCGAGTCGTGGACTTCCATGAGCAGCCCGGCCCCGCCAATACCGTCCTGCTTGGCCCGCTTGTGCACGCCCAGCCGGTGTCCGATGCCCTCGATTTCCAGCAGCCAGTGCAGCATGTACTGGCCCAAACTGCCCTGTACGTGCTGATTCCAGGCCAAACGGGTATCTTCACCAAAACGGATATACCGGTTCTGACCGCCGATCAGCGGGACGAACTTGTTGCGGCGGGCGAAGTTGTCCCACCGCTCGATGGCCTGATTCAGCTCCGGGTACGTCCGGTGGAAGCCCGCATGGACCTCCTTCAGCTCCCAGGGCTGCATCTTGACCATGCCGCCGGTCATCTTGACCATCATGTTCCCGAGCGTCGTCGGTCCGGCGCCGTACTCCAGTGACAGGTTCGCGACCTTGCCCACCTGCCGGGGTGTTCCGAGCTGCTCAGCGGTGAACGTGTGCAGGTCGACGTCGTTGAAATACGCCTCCAGCATCTTCTTGCAGTTGGACAGCAAGGCCCCGAGGCGCAACTCTGCCTGCGACAGGTCGTACTCCATGAGGACCCAGCCGGGCATGGTGTCGACCACCTGCTGCCGGATCAGCGCGCGCGGGGTGGGCAGGTCGCTCAGTCCCACGAAGGCGAGGCCTTCCAGCTTGCGTCCGTGAGGAATGGCCTGGAGGTTGGCCCGCTCGATGCTGAACCGGGTGGAGACGGTGCCCACCTGCCGGATCCGCGCGCGGATCCTGTTGTCCGGCCCGCACTTGTCGGCCCACCCGTTGTAGTACATCGACTGGGCGCGGTCCAGCAGGGTGTACGTCTGCCACTCTTGCGCCCACGGAACTTCCTGCTCGGCCAGTTCCCGGAGCGCTTCGGAGTTGAGGGAGGGTTCTCCGGTTTTCGGGCTGCGGTAAGCGGGAGACAGCCCCAAGGACTTGTGGCCCCGGACGTTCGTCTGATCCGCGTCGCCGTAGAAGTAGTTCTTGGCGTGGTCTCCGGTGGGCAGGAAGGGAAGCTGGCTGGCTAGCTTCTGCTTGACCGGTTCGATGCGCTGTGCGGCTGCACGGGAGGCTTCCACGGCGTAGGGCATGCCCCGCTTCTCTTCTTCCACCAGGAGCCGCAGGACGGGCAGCTGAGTGGCTTTGAGGTGGTGGTACTGCGGGTGGTCGGGGGCCTTGAACTCTTTCTTCTGTACGAGGTACAGCCGGAGGGCCTTGTGCGCATCGTCGTCGGCGTACTGCTCCATGACCTCCCAGTTGGCCAGGTCGTAGCGGACGCCGCCCTTGTTGCCGCGCTTCTTCTTCTGGTTCTTCAGGTGCTGCTTGAGCCGCTCCTGAGAGTCTTTCTGGCCTTCGCCCGGCCACAGCCGGTCAGCGGTCTCTTTGAGGCCGAGAGGGTGCCGGGGCCACAGTACGTAGTTCGCCAACATGGTGTCCCAGTACAGCTGTTCGGACAGGTCGATGCCGTATCCGTTGCCCCACCGGTAGGACATGACCCCACCGGCGGCCATGATCACATCGAACTGGGCGTTGTGGGCGATCAGCCGCTGCTGGCTGAGCCACGCGGTGAGAGCCTTCCACTCCTCAAGGGGGAGGTTGGTGTCCTCGGCACTGCCGAACAGAGCCTCTTGGCCGTTCCAGTCCGGCTTGCCTTCCTCTCCTTGGGCGAAGGGGAACGCGGCGGTGCGAATGTGGTCCGCGTCCTCGATGTTGTTCTCAAACCAGGCGACGGACGCGGTAGCGATGCCGCCCTCGTCGAAATACAAGGCGGAGGTCTCGAAGTCGAAGGCGACCGGTGTGGTGAGCCCGGCGGGAAGCTGAGAGGGGAGGATCTGGACCCGGTGCTGTACGGGTGCTGTGGTTTGCATGGTTACTCCCGGACGGCGAAGGACCGCCTGTATAGACCAGTAGGGACCTCCGGCGTTGGAAGGTCCCTACTGGCGGTTGCGGATTCTGTATGGGCGGGTGGAGGCCATGCGTACCTCGGGTGCCTGCTAGTCGTCGAGAGGGGCGGTCTCGGGCTCGACATATACGTACACGTTGTACGTTCCGTCGGGCTGCTTCATCGCCGACGTGCGGACTTCTCCGAAGTACTGCTTCCAGGGTCCTCGCTTGCCAGAGCGGATGTCGTTGGCTTTGACCCGGGCCCCGAACTTCTGGTGGCCTTGCGAGGCAAGCACCTTGTAGCCGGGCCTCTTGCGGGCGATTGCCATGGCCTCTTCGGGTGTGCGGGCTGCCTTGGAGGGGGACGCTCCGCGCTGCCGGGTTGGCTCTTCCATGAGAGGCTCCTTGTCGATATGTGTACTGTTCACAATAGTGACAGTCTAGCACATACTAGGGCTCTCACCCGGGCATGAGTTCGACCCCCTGCGAGGCACGCAGGGGGTCGAATCACTACCTCACCCCTGGACTAGAACGTGTCGTTCTCGTCCGCCTGAGCCTGCGGCGGGACAGAAGCCGCAGCCGGGGTCTCCGGGGCCTTCGCCCAAGGGTCATCCGCAGGAGCCGTCACAGCGACAGCACTCGGGGCCTGCTGAGCAGCCGCCACGGACGCGTAGGCCTGAGCCGGGACGTTCGGGTCGTCGGCGCCGCCGAACGGCGGTTCGGTACCCTGCGCGGGCGGGAACTCCGTCTCATCGTGGTAGGCGAACCGGCGGGCCTTCATCGTGACCTTCGGCGGGGTGCCGTACGAGTCCAGCGTGAGGAACGCCAGGACGGTCGCCTCATCGTTGATCAGTTCGTCCGTGTCGGTGTCCGGGCTGTAGCCGAACGCGTGCAGCATCTTGGCGATGGCCCACTCCTGCCCGCCGTCCACGGGGGTGTAGTGCCAGATCCGCTCCAGGTAGCCCTTGCCGACGAACTCCGGGTGGTAAAGCCCGTCGAGCGTCATCTCCCAGGTCCACTGGATCTTGGACGGGTTGCTCTTCGCCGGGCCGGACGTGCAACCGACGAGCTTGTACACGTACGGCTTGCCGTCGGCGATCGGCAGCGGCTTCAGCTCCTCGGACTTCTCCTCGTAGCCCTGGGCCTGGGCGGCGGCGACCTGGTTCGGGTTCAGCTTCGGCATGTCTCTTTTATCCTCGCGTGTGAGTGCTGGCGGTTCAGGTGTATCAGGCTGCGGGGCGCTGCTTGCGGGCCATGCGGAAAGCCTCGGCCTTGGCCCGGACCTGCCGGTAACGCTCGATTTCCGGGTCGTTCGCTTCGGTCAGCTCGCCCTTGACGTACTTGTGAACCCGGTCGAACGTCGGGTTGACCAGATCGAAGGGGAGGACGCCGTCGCGGTCCTTGCACAGCTTCGTCAGGGAGGCCTTGGTCTCGGCGACGACCAGCGTCTCCTGCTGTCCGGGGCCGGTCTTGAGGGTCTCGGCGGTGAAGCGGAGCACAAGGTCGACGTAACCGCGCAGGGAGGCGGACGTCTTGCCGGGCAGTTCGGGGCCGGTGGCCTTGGTGCCCATGTCGTTGAGCGCGTCGTCCTTTTCCAGGGCGGTAACGACGAAGTGGCAGCCCAGATCCCGGAATCCGCGCATCAGGGTGCGCATCTGGTTGGTCAGAAGGGCGTAGTCCTGGAGCTGCGTCGCGTGGACGCTCTCGCGGAGCTGCTTGCCCTCGGCCATCCGCTTGTCCTTCTGGATCTGCGGAAGGTTCTGGTCCTTCTCGTAGGCGTAGGCCGTGATGTCCTGAAGGAGGCTTGCGCACAGGTCGGTGGACGAGTCGAAGCCGACGCCCTTGATGCAGCCCGGCGACCTCTGGAGGGCGTTACGCAGGCGGTAGAGCAGGGTCTCCAGGGAGTTGTAAGAGATTTCCTCGCCCTTGCTGCGGTCGGGGAAGAGCACTACCTTGGCGGTGTCGACCCCCAGCCGCTTCAGCGCGTCCTTCTTCAGGCCGCCCTCTGCGTTGACGATGACGGTGATGCCGTCGCCGGGGAGGTTGGCGAGGAACGCCATGCATGACGTCTTGCCGGTACCGGCGTCTCCGAAGAACATCGCGTTGGTGTGTTCGGCGGCTTCTTCCAGCGGTACGAGTCCGAGCATTTCCATCGGATCGAACGGGCCGCTGTCCACGGGGGGCACGGCGCTGAGGGCGGGTGTGGTAGGAGTGCCCGGAGGAACGGGCTTTCCATCTACGCGAGGCACGCACTTCTCTTTTCTTGTACGGGTTGACGTGTCACTTCCGGGTTGGCGCCGGATCGCTGAGTACTAAGGTAGACACATCGTTTTCGAGTGTCAAGTTCAGTGCTCAAGTCGCTGAACAGGCTTCGTTGCAGCAGGAGTAATCAGACTACAGGGGGCCGCTGACAGCAACCCCCTGCATGGATCATTCCGTTGTTTCGACCTGGTTCACCTTGTAGAACGTGGTCTCGTAGGCCAGCAGGTTGAACACGACCGCAGCCGCATGATCTTCATCCTGGTCACCAGCCATCCACTGGGTGAGGTGCCGTGCGGCGGACGCTCGGAAGCGGTCCAACTCCTCCTGAGTTGCCGCTTTCTCCCAGTTTCGCTCCGTGTACTTCGTTGCTCCTCGGGCCAGCAGCTGGGCGAAGCGGGTGAGGAACTGCTCCTCGTAGGGCACTCCCATTGGGAACATCAGGTCGAACCGGGCCTTCCCCTCCTGAGTGTCCCGCTGCATGCCCGTGACGTACTGCTCCCGCTTCCCGCTGTCCTTGGTGACGAACTCAGTCACGCCGTGGTCTCCTGCTCCAGTTCGGTCTTGCGCCAGGTGATGAAGTTGCGGCAGTAGACGAACCCGTACAGCAAGGCAGAGACGATAAAACCCCACTGCTGGGTGGCAACCGCGTAGACGATCCAAAGGGCCTGTGCGCCGATCCCGACGGCCCAGCCGCCTGAACTCTTCCGACCGGCCAGCCACAGCCCGAGGAGTCCCACAGCGGTCAGGAGGTAGCTCCAGTACGCGTTCACCCCTCCGCCTTCCCGGCCGCCACGCACGGGGGGCACCAGTCCCCATAGGCGTTGATGGACCAGCCCAGAGTGCAAGCGAATGCCCGGATCAGTTCCAGGCGTTCCGGCTTGCTGGTCCGGTCGTTGACCAGGAAGTCCCGTTCTTCCACGGCGTGGCACGCGTCGCAGAAAACGCCGATGCGGCAGGGGTACAGGGCGTCCGGTCCGTCATCGTCACTGCGGAGGATCGCGGAAAGCTCCCCTGGGGTGACGGCGCGGGGCATCTGATCTGTCACTGTCCCGGCTCCTCAGGCTGAATCTCGTTGTCGCCCTTGACTACCGCCTGCAAAAACTTCTCCAGGCGGCTGGGCTTCCGGTTGGGGTCCTCGGGGAGGGGCTCGAAGACCTTGTTCATCCAGATTCCGCAGCGGGTGCAGAATCCGGCGCCGTTGCGGTACTGACGGCGCTCGTACGGACCGTGCCACTCACCGAACTTGAGGTTGCCGTCGCAGTTGCGATACCGCAGATACTGCTTCCAGGCGGAGTCTTCGGCTTCGGCAACGGTCTTACCCTCGCCCCGCAAGAAGGTCTGACCGGGGAAGGCCTCTACGAACGCGGTGATGTAGTCGTTGCCGTCGTTGGAGAACACCAGTCCGTGGCCCCCGCCCTGGAGATACACATCCTCCGGCCACGGGTGTTGGGCAACGTGCTGCGTGTGCTTGATCAAACGTTCCATTAGGGAGCCACGCGTCCGTTCTGCTCGAAAGCCTTCCAGGTGGCGGGGAACAGGCCCTTGAAGATCTCTTCCATCTGCTCGGCCGCAAGCTCGATCTCCCGCTGGGGGTTGCTCACGAATGCGGCATCAGGGCGGTGGGTGCGCAGGCCCAGGAAGTGCATGAGGGAGCGCGGGTTGCAGGTGACGTAGGCGGAGCTGTAGATGTTCACCGGCAGGCACATCCGGGCCACCTCGCGCGCTATGCCGCACTTGAGCATGTACTCGTAGGCCTTGTACGCGTCCTGTGCGGTGTCCTGAAGGTAGGTCCGCACGGTCCCGTACTGTTCGGCGTCGCCGGGTTCGAACGTGTATGCGCCGGGCTTACCGGTCTGTACAAGGTTCCGGCCGGGGGCGGGGTAGTAGAACTCCGGGTCAAGCTGCTTGTAGCGTCCGCTCTCCTCGTTGTAGGACCAGCCGACACGGTGACGCATGAACTCGCGGAAGACGAAGATCGGGGCCTTGACGAAGAACGTCATGGAGCCGTGTTCGAAGGGACTGCCGTGGCGGTCCCGCATCAGGTAGTTGATCAGTCCGGCGTTCTTGGTGGGGCACCCGGCGCCCTCGGCCAAGTCTCCGAGGGTGGAGACGCGGGCCGCGTTGCAGATACCGGTGTCGTCTCCGGTGAACTGGATCAGCTTCACGTCGATCTTGGAGCTGAAGGTGAGATCAGCAGTCATCAGAACAGGGCCTCCATCAGAACAGCGGGAGCGGACCGGTCACCGAGAACCGTGGTGGGGATGCTGGCGGCATGGGCCAGACCGATGCAGTTGCGGGTGCCGAACGACTGGCCGTACGGGGCAGCGATCGCCCGGTCCGCCCGGGGGTTCTTGCGGGTCATCGCGATGTTGCGGCGGACACCTGCCTGCGGGCAGTAGGTGGCCAGCTTTCCGGGGTGGGCCACGTCGCCAGGCCTCTTGAAAATGCGGTGGCCGATGATCCCGTAGGGCGGGCAGCCGGGGCCGCAGCTGTCCCAGTCGGCGGGCATCGGGTCTTCGAGGACACCGAGGGCTTCTCCGCAGTCGCGTATCCACTCGGATACCGCCTGGTCGATGGACTGGTTTCCGGGGCAGGCTCCGTGCCGGACGATGACCCATCCGGGGGCCTCGTTCAGGACGTAGCGGGCGAGAGCGGTGGTGGCGATCTCCGGGTTGGGGTGCCAGCGGGCTCCGGCGATCAGGACGACGGTGGTCTTGCCTATGGGGGTCATCTCTCATTCCAGGTGGTGGTTTTGCGGCAGTTTCCGCAGGCCATGCGCTTCATGACGCGCTGCCAGAGGGTGCGGGTGACGGTCCCTGGGACACCGCAGTTGTGGCAGCGGACGGGAATCAGGTCACGCGGCATCGCGGTCATCCAGGGGGGCCGTTGTGATGTGGGCCCAGGTGACCCCGTTGATGGCCCTGCGCATGGCTCCGGAGGTCACGCCGTAGCGTTCGGCGAGTTCCCGGGCGGAGATGCCACCGAGCCGGTACTCCCGGCGGGCCTCACGTACCACGTCTTCGGTGAGCACGGCTAGGTGGTGGGCTGAACCCCTGTGTGCGGGCATGGGAGTCTCCTCTCGTCAGGCCGAAAGGCCGTTGAACTCGGTGGGTACCTGCTTGAAGCCGAAGTCCTTCATCAGCTGCGGTACGGACTGGCCCTTCCGGGCCTGGATGTGGACTTCCTTGAACGCGCACTTCCACTGACATTGGCCCGGGTTGGGGCCGCTGTAGACCGGGAGGTTGCCGCCGAACATCGCCTGTGTGGTGGCCAGCGCGTCACGGCGGATGGCGTCCAGCTCGATGTCAGACCGGGGGATCATGATGCGCTGGTGACGCTGCTCAAGGGTCTGGGCCTTGCCCTTGGTGGCCCCGGGGACGTCTCCGGCGTTCATCTTCTTCTTGGCCTCGGAGCGGACGCATCCGTTGATTGCTCCGGCCATGGGGTGGTCGCTGACGCGGAAGGCCCACTCGTACAGGCCGGTCTGGTCGTCCAGTTCCATCGCGAACCGGGTCGACAGGGAGGCGGCCGACTTGGATTCGACTGCGAAGATGCCGCCCAGTTCGAGGTCTTCCACCACGAGGTCGATCCGGAAGTCGAGGACGACGGGACGGTCTCCGGCTGGGGTGGTGATGGTGCCGA